TAAGCTACATCGTCAGATGTTAGATGTGTTGGGTATTAAGAATGCAAACCAGTTAGTACAGTTACCAGAAGACCAGAAACCAACTGACCCAATCACTGAGAATCAAAACATTCTCATGATGAAACCGGTTAAGGCCTTCTTATACCAAGATCATCAAGCGCATATTACGGTTCATATGTCTGCTATGCAAGATCCAAAAATGATGCAGATGATTGGTCAGAATCCGAACGCCCAAGCGATGCAGTCTGCTATGCAAGCTCATATTAATGAGCATATTGCCTATGAATATCGTAAGCAAATGGAAGCAGAAATGGATCTTGATCTTCCATTCCACCCAGATGAGGAAGATGGAGAACAGGTTGGTATGCCTCCAGAAATTGAAGTACGTGTATCGCAACTGGCAGCTAAAGCAGCACAAGCCTTATTACAACGGGATACACAAGAAATGCAAGCTAAGCAAGCACAACAAGCTCAGCAAGATCCGATTGTTCAAATGCAAATGCAAGAACTCCAACTCAAAGCCCAGGAAGTTGCAATCAAGAAAGCCAAGATGCAGGCAGATGCTGCAGGTAAAGCCGACCAGATTGAGATTGAGAAATCTAGAATTGCTGCGCAAAAAGAAATTGCCGCTATGCAAGTTGGCGCTAAAGCCCAGAAAGACAAAATGGACCTTACCGCTAAACAGCACCTCGAAGGTGTGCGCATGGGAGTTGATATAGCCAAAACTAAAGATCAGCTACGTATGCAGGAAAAGGCGCAACAGCGTCAACAAACTCCAAAGGAGAACACTGAATAATGTTTGATAAATACCTCGATCATTTAGTCCAAAAACTAAATGAGCAGATTAAAAGTCTGGAAGAGAGTTTGGGTGGAGGCGCAGCCAAAGACTACGCTGAATACCAACACGTGTGCGGACAGATTAAAGGTCTACTGACTGCACGCTTTGAACTAAGTGACCTTAAACAACGACTGGAGAACTCTGATGAGTGAACTAATTATCGGCTCAAACCCCGATAGTAGAGAAATAATTATTACCGATGCACTTGGCAACCCAATGCCAAAAATTAACAGAGAAGAAAATATCCCTATTGAGGATAGAGCTAAGCAACTTCCGACACCATCGGGATACCGCATTCTGTGTGCAATACCGCAAGTAGAAGAACAATTTGATGGCAGCGAGTTGTATAAGCCTGACGATTTAATCAAGAAGGACGAGATTTTATCTACGGTTTTATTTGTAGTTGAGTTAGGTCCGGACTGCTACAAAGACGACAAACGTTTCCCCAACGGCCCATATTGCAAGCCAGGTGATTTCGTTTTAGTTCGCCCAAACGCTGGTACTCGCCTTGTCATTCATGGCAAAGAGTTCCGGATTATCAACGACGATACGGTAGAAGCAGTGGTCCAAGACCCACGTGGCATAACCCGTAAGTTCATTTAAGGAGGCCCCAAATGGCTGAATTTGAAAAAGAAGATTTTGCATTTCCTGATGAAGCGCCTGCAAAGGTAGAGATCAAAGCCAAAGATGCTGGCGATGATTTTGAATTTATTATCGAGGATGACACCCCACCAGAGGATCGGAATAAAAAGCCGATGCCTGAAGAAATTGTTAAGAAGCTAGAAGCTGATGACGATGAAGAGTTAGATGACCTCAAAGCGCAAAAAGAGCGTTTAAAGCAATATAAAAAGGTCTGGAATGATGAGCGTCGTGCTAAAGAAGCAGCTATGCGTGAGCAACAGGAAGCCATTGCACTTGCCCAAAGGTTCGTTGAGGAGAACAAACGCCTCAAAGAAATCCTTAAAACTGGGTCAAAAGAGCTAACTGAGTCCACAAAAGCGGCCGCAAAAGCCGAAGTTCAAGAAGCAAAACGTGTTTATAAAGACGCAATTGAGTCTGGTGATTCAGAAAGAATCGCTGAAGCACAGTCTGAATTAATGAAAGCGCAGATTAAATTTGATAGTGCTAAGAAATTTAAACCAAATATTTCTTTACAATCAGAAGAAAATGCGGTAAAAAGTCCTCAAGTGGAACAACAGCGCCCTAAGGTTGACCCAAAAACTCAAGCTTGGCTGGATGAAAATCCATGGTATGGCTCCAAAAAAGCTATGTCAAACTTTGCTGTTGGGGTTCACGAAGAGTTAGTTGATGAGTACGGTGCCCATGTGGTAGGTACAGATCAATACTTCAAGCACATTGACAAAACAATGCGCAGAAAGTTTCCAGAGTACTTTGAAACCCTGGAAGGTAGTCAAGCTGAGCCAGATCGGGAGCCCCAAATGGCCCCTGCAAAAGCGAAGCCCAGCACGGTTGTAGCTCCGGCGACTCGTTCTACGTCCTCCAAACAGGTACGTTTAAAACAGACGCAGATGGCCTTAATTAAAAAATTGGGCCTAACGCCCGAAGTATATGCTCGTGAACAACAAAAATTGGAGGCTTCAAATGGCTGAAAAAAGATTGACCCGTGAATTAGATAGTCGTGAATTGGATGTGCGCCCTTCGCATTGGGCACCGCCAGAACTCTTGCCCGAACCAGACAAACAGGCAGGATATGCGTATCGATGGATTCGTGTTTCATCCTTAAACAATGCTGACCCACGTAACTTATCTGCCAAACTCAGAGAAGGTTGGGAACCAGTTAAGGTTGAAGAACAACCCAAGTTTCAAATGCTAGTCGATGCCAATAGTCGTTTTAAAGACAATATTGAAATCGGTGGTTTGTTGTTATGCAAAACTCCAGAAGAGTTTGTGAAGCAGCGTAATGATTATTACAGCAAGCAAGCACAAGCACAGACGGATTCTGTTGACAACACTCTTATGCGTCAAAGTGACCCAAGGATGCCTCTCTTTAATGAGCGGAAATCTACGACTAGCTTTGGCAAAGGTAGTTAAATTTTATTAATTTAGGAGTTAAATAATGGCTTATCCTATTGTTAGCGCTCCCTATGGCTTTAAAGCAGTAAACCGTGTGGATGGCTTGCCATACGCCGGTGCGATCCGTCAGATTCCTATTGCAAGCAATTACAATACTGCAATCTATAACGGTGATACTGTTGTTATCGTCAATGGTGGCACAATTCAATCCGCTGGCTCTGGCGCAATCACTACTGGTAACCCAGTTGGTGTTTTCGTTGGTTGCCAATATGTCAATTCCACAGGTCAAACAGTTCAGGCACAGTACTACCCAGGTACATCTGTGACTAGCGCTGTTGCTTATGTAGTTGATGATCCTTTGGCTGCATTCAGAGTAGCTGTTGCTTACGCTAATGGCGTAGTTACAACTGTTACTGCCGCTGCTGTTGGTACAAATATGTCCTACAACATGGGTACTGGTTCTACCACTACCGGTGATTCTGGCGCATTTGTCACTGCTGCATCCGGTGCGAATACATCTTCCCTCCCATTCCGTGTGATCGCTGTTGTTCCTGATACAAACGTTACTGCCACGACTTTCTGCGAAGTTATCGTGAAAATTAACACACATCAGTACAACAACCCACTCGGCACTAACTTAAGCTAAGGAGTATTTTAAATGGCTATTTCTCGTGCCCAACTACTAAAAGAGTTGCTCCCAGGCTTGAACGCATTGTTCGGTTTGGAATATGCTCGCTATGGTGAAGAACATAAAGAAGTTTATGAAACAGAGACTTCTGAGCGTTCTTTCGAAGAAGAAACCAAATTGTCAGGCTTTAGTGCTGCCCCAGTTAAAAACGAAGGCGCACCGATTGCTTATGACAATGGTCAAGAAGCATGGACTGCTCGATACAACCATGAAACAATCGCTCAGGGCTTTTCTCTGACCGAAGAAGCAATTGAAGATAACTTGTATGACTCTTTGTCTGCTCGTTATACTAAAGCGCTTGCTCGTTCCATGGCTTATACCAAGCAAGTTAAAGCTGCTGCCGTATTGAACAACGGCTTCACTTCTGGTTACAACGGCGGTGATGGCGTTCCTTTGTTCTCTAGCGCACACCCATTGGTTTCTGGTGGTACCAACAGTAACGTTCCTTCTACACCTGCTGACTTAAACGAAACTTCTTTGGAAGCTGCCGTTATTCAAATCAGCTTGTGGACAGATGAGCGTTCACTTTTGATTGCTGCTAAACCACGTAAGTTAGTTGTTCCTCCTTCACTCCAGTTCGTTGCAACTCGTTTGCTCGAAACTGAACTCCGTGTTGGTACTAACGACAACGACATCAACGCACTCAAGAAC